ATAGAAAATAATAAATCTGTAATTGTAAAGATAAATGACAAAGGATCATTCCGTAAAGTAACATTAGACCTATCCAAGAAAGCATTTGAACAGATAGCAGAATTAGAAAAAGGAGTGATTGAAATAACAATTAAAAAAGTAAAATGAGACAAGTATTTTTTAAAGGAATAAAATATAAATTAAATTCTGAAACAAATTTTGGTAATTTAATTGTTTTATGCGTAGAAACAACTTGTACTTTAACAAATAACAAATTTAAAGCTGTAGTATTAGAATCTTATAATTTTGATTTTAATATTGGAGATTTTCAAATGTTTGATAATAATTTTTTAAAATGGGAAGAATATGAATGTTGAATTATACAATTATTACAACGCAGTAATAAATTATCATAGAACAGATGATTTAAAGCCTGACGTTACACCAAACGAATCAGAAACAATTGTTAGTTGTGTTTGGATAGCAGATGAAAATGAAAAATTTGCAGGTGAATATATTTTTACAGATGCAAAAACAGGTTATAATATGCCGTTAAGAGATTTGAATTTAATTAGCGAATCTACATTTGAAGAATATTATAAATTAAGTCACAATACAATTTCTCAAAAATTTAAAAAATACTAAAAATACGATCAAATAGGTATGAAATTAAATTATTTTCTAAAAACATTACCATGTAAAAAAGTATTTATACCATCATATAACTCATGGTTTGAAATATTGAAACAAGACGGTAATTATGCTTTAATTCAGTTTAATGACAAACAAATAGTGTTTAACGTATTAGGATTAGAATTAATATGAAAATAACTACAAAGAAAATAATTAGAGAACTTGTTAAACAAGGACACGAAGAATGGTTTTTAAAAAGTGAAGGAACTTTCGAACTAATTAAAGACGTTCGAAACGTAATCGACGAGATTTTAAAACAACATAAAAACATAACGATAAGATGAAAGAAAATATATTAGAATGGGCAGAACCAAAAGGATTATTAAACCCAGAGTTTGCACCTAAACAATTTATGAAGCTAGTCGAAGAAATTGGAGAGCTAAGTAATGCAATGTTGAAAGATAATAAAGCAGAACAGATTGACGCGTTAGGAGATATTAACGTAGTACTTATCATACTAGCGGATCAATTAGGATTTGATTTAGACACGTGTTTAGAATGTGCATACAATGAAATAAAAGACCGCAAAGGACAAACTTTAAACGGAACATTTATTAAAGATGAAACTATCTAACGTATCACACTCGCAACTATCCATAGTTAGACATTATGGAGCTTGTATCATAAATGGAAAGGAATACGTTTACAATCCTGTTACGGATGAATTAGTTTTAAAAGAAGCTAAAAAATCAAAGAAAAAAGACTACATTTGCACACAAACTAAATTATTATAATGGAAATTAAAGGAACGATTAGTTGGATCGGTGAGATTCAAAACACAGGTAAAGAAAACAGAGTAACATACGAAGTTACAGAATCAGAAGGACAATATCCAAACTCATTAGTTTTAGATATTTACGGTAATGAAAGAGTAGAAAACTTTTTTAAGTACAATGCACTAAACGATAATGTAAGTGTAGAGTATAATTCAAAAGTATTCACTACAGCAGACGGTAGGAAGTTTAATAACCTATCTAGTTGGAAAATAAACAAAGTATAAATCATTCAATCCCTCGTCTATTATTATTCGGGGGATTGTTGTATATTTACAAATTCAGTTAACTGATTTAAACTGATTTTATGGATGCTAGAAAGAATAATAAAGGAGTATTAGGGAATAATGGAGGTAGACCATCTAAAGCTGAAGAACAAAAGCTAATAGAGAAACTATCCCCATTTGAAGAAACTGCCTTAATGAAATTATCAGAAGCAATCGAATTAGGTAAGGATTGGGCTATTAAAATGTTCTTTGAATATATGTATGGTAAACCAAAACAACAAACCGATATTACTTCTATGGGTGAAAAAATACAGAATGTAATTAATTTAGGAAGTGGAATAAATCCGAATGAAACTACTGAACCGTGAAACTTTTACTAAAACAGGAACATGCCACATATTATTTAAACGACAGCACCACCGAAGAAGTACTCTATGGTGGGGCTGCCTACTATCCCCCTTTGAAATTAGTAGGAGGGGGAGAAAATTGCAGGAGGAGGAAAGTCAGCGTTTGGATGTTTATGGTTGATTTCAATGTGCCAAAACTATCCAGGAACTAGATGGTTAATGGGTAGATCAAAATTAAAGACATTAAAAGAAACTACTTTAAACACATTCTTTGAACTTGCTAGTAAATTAGACATAGGGGATGAGTTTAATTATAATGCTCAATCAAATGTTATCTATTGGAGTAATGGAAGTGAAATAATATTAAAGGATTTATTCTTATATCCTAGTGATCCAAATTATGATAGTCTAGGTTCACTAGAAATAACAGGGGCTTTTATTGATGAGTGTAATCAATTAGTGTATAAAGCATGGCAAATAGTTAAGTCTAGGATACGATATAAACTAAACGAGTATAATCTACTTCCAAAAATGTTAGGGACTCTAAATCCCGCTAAAAATTGGACTTACAAAGAATTTTATCAACCATCAAAGAACGGAACTATTAAACCATACCGAAAATTTATACAAGCACTACCTCAAGATAATCCACATTTACACCCTAGTTACTTAAAATCACTATTGCAATTAGATAATAATTCAAAACAAAGGTTGTATTATGGTAATTGGGAATATGACGACGATCCTAGTACTTTAATTGAAATGGATGCTATCATAGACTATTTTAATCCAGTACATTTACAATCAAATGGTAAGCATTATTTAACCATTGACGTTGCTAGGAAAGGTAAAGATAGTACAGTGTTTAGAGTGTGGAATGAATGGGTTTGTATCGATGTTGTTACCTTTGATAAAAACACTATTACAGAGGCAAAAGATGAAGCAAGAAGATTACAATTGAAATACTCTATATCGAATAGTTACACCATAGCGGATGAGGATGGAGTTGGAGGCGGTTTAGTCGACATGTTAAGATGTGAGGGTTTTGTAAATAATAGTCGTGCTTTGAATGGTGAAAATTACGAAAATCTAAAAAGTCAATGTTCTATTTTGATGGCTAAAAAAATACAAAATAGAGAATGTGGTGAAATAAATTCTAACGGCACCATTCGAGATTTAGTAAGCGAAGAAATGGAACAGGTCAAACAAAAAGAGATTGACAAAGACACTAGACTAGGTATAGTTTCAAAAGACGTAATAAAAGCAAATATAGGACGTTCACCTGATCACTGGGATAGTATTATGATGCGGTACTATTTCGAGTTAAAACCAAAAGCGAAAGCCCCACGAAGTAGATTGATAAGAGAATGATAAGATTTAAAACTAAACTAAAAGATTTCACTATACCAACGTCCTGGAGGGATATTAAATGTAGTGATATAGATTTCTTCAAAGACGCTAGCGAAAGCGAAGTAATCGAACGTTTAACGGGGTTAACTGTAGATGAGCAAGTATTCATTGACTTAAACGAAATAGTTCCTTATTTAGAATTCTTACAAGAAAACCCATTTGAAACCCTAGAAAAACTAGATTTTTACAAAGGAGTTCAGTTACCGAGTGATATTGGTGAATGTACATTTGAAAAGAAGATACAAGCGTTTACAAATTTAGATAGTCCTACAAAGGTTTTAAGCGTGTATAGTGATATAGATGAACAAATCATACTACAAGATAACATAGAGGACGTTTACGGGGCTTATTTGTATCTATTAGAAAGTATAAACGCGATTGTTGAACGTGACAATAATGCACTTGAATCAAAAACTACGGAAGAACAGAAACGGGCAGGTATCGATATGTTTAATCAACTAGGCGATTTCAATACGATTGACCTAATAGCAAAGGATTATAACTATACACATAGAGAAGTTGAGTTATTACCTTATAATTTAGTATTTTTGATACTGTTTAGAATGAATATAAGTAGTAAATTTGAAAAAAACTATTCAGAAATAATAAAAGAAAAATGACAATAAGACAATTAATATCGGATGTTGTGGCAGTTATGAATTCAAACAGCAAGACATACACGTTTTTACATGCTGAATCTGACTTCCAAAACATGATGGCAGATGAACAATTACTTCCATGTGTTTATTTAGATATGCCTATGAAGTACAAGCCAGTTGTAACCTCAACAGGAGCGTATCAACGTAACTATATTTGCACGGCTTTGTTCTTATTTAAATCACAACTAGATGATTCAGCAACTCAAAAAGAGGATGTATATTTATTAGCTGAAAATGCTCAACGTGAATTTCAAATATTACTAGACAATAAAACGGATTACGTAACTGAGTTTACAGTAGGTGAATGTGTACAAGTTCAAAACTTATTTGATACAAATATGAGTGGTATTATGATGCCATTTAACTTACGAATGATTAATGAAGATAGTGTTTGTGAATAATCAAGAAATATTTAAACAATTTACCGACACGATTATACCAGAGCTTCAAAAGGTAAGCGGTCGTTTTGCTAGCTCGATTGAATCGGAATATACCGAAGATACGTTAACGATTTCAGCAAGTCCATTTATTAGAGTTTTAATCGATGGACGTAAACCAACGTCGCCAAACGCAAGGAAAGGAAGTCCAACGCTTCAGCAAATCATACGTAAGTGGATTGATGAAAAAGGAATTTCACCAAGGGCAAAAGCTAACGGAGTTATACCTACAAAGGATCAGTTGAGTTGGGCTATTTCTAAATCAATTCACGTTAACGGAACCTTACTTTGGCAACGTGGTGGAGGAAATAATATCTTTGATAGTATTTTGACACCTCAAAGAATAAATAATTTGTTAAATTTACTAGCAAACCAATATTACGTATCAATTCAAAACATAGTAACGAATGGCAGTAGTACTAACGAAATTACCACAGGTTAAGGTTAAGGCAAAAACCAGTAAATGGAATGCCGTTCACCATCCTATTACGTTTGAATTTCAACGTCAAGATGTAAAAGTTTTAAAAGCTATACCATCTGTTCTTGATGGAACTGCAATACCATGTACAAACTTATATGTTACAGGGTCAATACCAACAGATTTAAAAGAGGGTCAGAATATTAACTACGTAGTTAATAATATAAAATACACTGCAAAAGTTCTTACTATTGATTATCCGAATGTAATTTACGTTGAAAAGATTTTAAATACTCCTTTAAATGGTGGTGTTATTGTTTTAATCGAGTCTTACAATAGTTACTATGTCGAGGTTGAAATATACGGGGTGGATGCTTCAAATACATATAAATCTATAGGGTTTACAAAGTGTTCATCTAACGAAATGGGTATTGTAAAGGTTAACGTTCACGAATGGTTACAAACACAAGCAATATACCCTAATAAATTCGCCTATAATGTGATTAATAAGTTACAATCTGGTGATGGTGGTAAATTTAATATTATTTGGAGGGAAATATTTAATGGAGTTACTGCAAATATTCCGTTTACTTCGCTAAATCCGAACAATGTTTTTTATTGGTCCAATTCTAGTAAACAAATTAAAGATATTTATAGCGCCAACATGGGGGATTTTAATCCAACTATTGACACTACAAGAACGGATAAAGCTAAATTTTTAAGCGTATTTGATAAACCCACCTATTTTGTAGGGTATCCGTTTTCAATTAGTTTCATTTATTCAGACCAGTTAGAAAATACTGAAATTACAAGACGTGAAAAAACATATAATATCAATGGATTACAGGTTGCGAATACTACTGACTTAATAAACATGACTGAACGCGGTTTTGTGAATAGATTAATGTTAAAACAATCGTATACAAGTGCGGTTAAATCGGTTAATTTATGGTTAGAAACTTCAGCTTATGCGACAACTAAAAACCCTGTACAATGGAGGGAGGACTATTGTCAAGAAGTGTTTAGAGCATTTGATACTTTTACACCTATAACGATGCCGTTTATTAAAACCTCATACACTTACGAATAATGCAAATAGTTACCGAAATAAAAACAATTAAAGTAGAAAGCGGATGTAAAGAAAGCCCCGTTTTTGTATCATGGGTGAATACTTTGGGAGGTCGTGAACATTGGTTGTTTCATAGAATTCAGGTTAACCAAATAGATACCGCAGATTCAGGGATATTCATAAAAACAAATGAAGACCTAGAAACAGCTACGGGAAATACTTTTGATATTACGGCACAAGCTAACAATGTTATAATAGTAAATGCGTTAGTTGATATTGAGGACATAGAGGGCATTAAAACCATGCTTTATTCTCCATGTGTAGAAATATTAACAAACCCTGAAACATGGCAAACAGAGTCGCCTAAATGGTTAAATATCCATATTGTAAAAGGTTCGTTTAAGTTGTACCAAACAGACCAAATAAAAAGTATTATAGAAATTCAGTTACAAATGCCTAGTATAAATATTCAATCACAATGAGAGAGTTATATATTAATGATAAATTGATTGAGTTAAGTGATAACGAGCCTATTGGTATTACTTATTGTGCGAATAATATAGGGGAATTACAAAACAGAAATAGTTCGTTTTCAAACACAATTAAAATACCTATCACACAAAATAACAAGATATCCTTAGATTGGTCTCATTTAGTAAATAGCTCAACAGATTTACCATATATAAAGCTAAAAGCTACATATATAGAAAATGGTATTGAATTGGTTTCAAATGGGACAGGAATAATTAATTCAGTAGACGATAAGTATTTTAATATAAATATTTTTAGTGGAAATTCTGACCTTACAGAATTATTAGGAGATAAGACAGTAGGCGAATTATACGGTACAGATTCATTTGTATGGAATAAATCAAATATCATATCTAGTAGGGA